TAGTATTACCCTAGGAACACTTAGGAACATGGAACATGGAACAATAAAAAATCAAAAGAGTGTTAACGATTGAGATCATTGTTCTCGAGGTCAGAGAGCCAGTCGAGAGAGTATGTTGGGGGTGAGGGGTATCTGGAGGGGAGGGAGCATTGGCCAATGCTCCCTCCCCGCGGTAGAGTCCCCATGGGTCCCGGCCCGGCTTCACCGAGTACAGCTCCGGGAAGGCCGTAAAACAGCGATGAGTCTTGCCGGTCCCCGTCGGGCCCCAGAGTAAGGTCACTAGAACAATGCGTTGTAAAGGCGGCTTAGGGGCGACGACGGCTATAAAGTTGCGAATGCCGGCTGAATACCTAATGAAGTCGGAAGAGTACTTCTCAGCTATCTGGCGCTCGCTAGAACCCCGCTTAACGTCGTCGGCGATGGCGTCTAAGTCCGAGCGCTTACCCTGGCCCATATCGGCCTGGAACTCGCCGATCTCAGGGCCCTTGACGAGGCGGTGCGGTAACTTATCGGCGTGGTCCCCCTCGGACCAGCAGTAGTCGCGGCACGCCTGCTCCTTACCAGCGGCGGGCTCGCAGTGGGCGTCGTCGCGCTGGAGGCGGTTCTTGAGCGTCGACATGCGGCACTTCTTGTCGAAGCGAAGGTACATATGAGAGTGCACGCGACCGGTCGTCGGGCACGTCTCCTTCCCCCAGCACCCGTAGGCTACGGGTAGGGGCATCACGGGATCCTCCTCGCCGAAGAGCGTGATCATCCAGCGGCACGTGTTGGGGTTGGCCATTTCGGGCAAGTAACTCAGGCACAGAAACTATAGAAATGAACGGTGAATCTGTGAAGATTCGCTTATAAGCTAAAAAGGTACACTTTTCCAGCCAACCGAAAATAACGGTAAAAAAATATCTAGGTTAAAATATCGTGCACTTTTATAATAATCACCGTTAGGGTTAAGTGCACATGGCATACCGCCGCCGTAGGTTTAGGGGTCGTCGGAAGGCTTTCCGCAAGTTTAGGGGGCGTGCGCGGGGTTAAGTCTATGAAGCGCATCGCCCGTAGGGTAGTCAACTCCGCCATTGAGACGAAGATGATTGAGGCCTCTTTAGGGCCGTTCGGCTCAGTGACTACCACCCCTTCGACTGGCTTCTTCGCGCCAGCTGCGGGTACAGCGCGCGATCAGAGAGTGGGTAGGGTTATTACCCCTACCTACTTCAAGCTCCGTGGGCTCCTCCACGGCGCTCAGAGCAATGTGGCGGTAGATGACTCTCATAACATCTTCCGCATCCTGTTGCTCGTTACGGATTACGATTGGACCTATGGTACTTCCATAGCGACCAACAACTACATCGACCCCGGCAAGGGAGTGCACCACAAGATCAAGCAGGTACTCTACGACCGTACTATGTCCCTCTGCTCTCCGGGTAGGGATAGTACGGGGTACCTCGCTGTGCAGAAGGAGATCAACATCAAGGCTTCCCTTCGAAGGATGGGCAAGATGGTCTGGGATGATTCGGGCAATCCCAGCAAGCTTCTCTACCTTGTGATGGTTAGCGATAGCGTGATCTCTGTCAATCCGGGCTTTACGGATGGGCAGTATCGCTTTTACTACAAGGACGGGTAGGTGTTCCTAGGTA